CCTACGATAGAGTCACGAATCTTGTAGCTCTCGACACCATTACCGTAGCTGATACAATTGAAAAACGATGTGTCAATAATCGCCGGCTGAACTCCTGTTTGGTCTTGCACATTTCCACGGTACCGACGATTACCCAAGACGTTAATGATGGGGAACGACTGACTAGACTCATACCAGAGGTCTGGCAACGCCGACGTGGGCTGTGTCTCAAATACGACAATGTCAGAGGTTCGAACAATGTTCCACCGTACTGAAACCCGCGACCTAAGGTTTGCACTATCTCCTCCTCCGATAAACCCTGTGCATTCCCGTGCCCCGATAACCACAAAACGCATATCATAACTGGCTCCTGAGGTATCCTTATACCAACGGATTTGGTTATTAGTGGCTGTGCCGGTCATGCCGTAATCGGAAGCCGAGGAGCTCGTTTCTCCTAACACGGTGTTTACAGGTAACGGGTTTCCGGTAAGTCCAATGGTGTTTTGAACATCCTCCACTACACCATCCTGATTGTAGAACCAGTCAACAATGTCAGTATAGTTGTCGGTAGCCAAAAAGGTTTTATCAAAGATGAGCGAACGACGGTCGCAAGAGCTTCCTTCACCCCGGCCAAGACGCTCGAAGTCCATGGTCAGAGTAATTCGACTGCCCGCAGGAATGTCCCTATTAGCTGCCGTACCGTCGAAGCCGGTATACACAAGAAGAGGATATTCCCCTGTAGTATCAGTTTCACCGGAGTTGTTAGAGGAAGCCGTCTTTTCCCCCAAGCTTTCATTTGCCCCAGCCTGAGGGGTAACATCAAACTCAGCTTTGATTTTCATGTACGTCCCGGCGACAGCAGGAATAGCAGGTGGGCCCGCTTCAATATCACCAACGGCCAAAGCCTTTTTTTCAAGCACGGTGGCGTAAGTGCATCTATCCGTAGGGCCGTCACAGTCGGCCTTTACGATATACCTGTCTCCCTTCTCAACCTTGGCAGCCTGCTCGCCCTCTAGGAGGAAGTAGGTATAGCCATCATGCTCTTCAAAAATGTTACAGTAAATGGTTTCATACCCCTCTCGGTCTGGCTTGATTACAAACCTGTACCTATCGGCCCAATAAGGAGGGCGCATAAGTGGTGGTATCTGAACCCTAATTACGTTTCTGAATATGGAGTCGCTACACGGGACATGAATTTTGTTCCTGTTGCTGGTGTATGGCGTACTGGCCCGACCGTACTCGTCCATAAAGACCATGCCCACCTCATAGCTCCTATTGCTGTGAAGGCTGTATTGAGAACCTTGGCTAACGTATGTCCCCGATGCCCTTGTAACCTCCATAGATTCGTAAGACTCTGTCGCTCCGGACGAATACTTAGGCATAGGAAACGCAATAGTGAATGACGTCTCATCACTAGCTACAATCTGAGCTGGCTCATCGGCGGCGTTTATGCCCGTCGACTCAAGGTCTTGAGGGTCTGGAACGCCACCAGTTTGCTGAAGAGGAAATATCGCATTCCACGCATTGGTCCAAATCGTCTGGTCGGACGTGGCGTAATCGGCAGGATTGGTCTCAATAGTTCCTGCCGTACCTACAGCGCCCAAGAAGCTGGAGCTGGCCACCATGTCTGCTACTGACGTAAAGTCTTCAGTTAGCGTGTACGAGAGAAATATAGTACTAGCCGGCGTCACCGATGTCGGAGCAAAACCACTTACCGTGAGCCACCCTGCCGGGGGCACACCATCATGCTCCATGGCCAGCTCAATGCTAATGGAGTCGCCCGTACTAAAATTGAAATCAATAAAATCAAATTTTACCGTGGTATACGGAGTCCCCGGGCTTGGAGGAAAGTTGTATGTCGTGGTGTTGGTAACGGTGGTGCTTATTGCCGTTAGGCCCGCTTGCCTACGCAGATGTGTTACACCGTAATTGATTTGAGACGGCTGTCCGTTGTCGTCAAGAAGGTCATATCCCTCTACGTAGTTTCCATAGACAAGCCTGTTGCCCATCATGGTCTGCGCCTTGGCTAACCTAGGGACGTTGTCGTACAACCGCAAAATCTCACTCTCCGGAAGGATGGTGAAAATCTCGCTATTGTCGAAGGTTATGGTATAGTCGGAATTGTCCAGTAAGCCTTCTTCTTGTTTGTCAATTTTTTTTATGACACGGATGATGTTGTCATCCATCTCCTTAAATAATATGTCGATACCCTTAACCAACGACGTTCCGGTGCGTACAGTAATTCTGCACGCATTGGTGGCATTTTCCATCCCTTCATTCGTAAATGAATCAGGGCTAAACAAAAAGGGAGAGGCAACAAAAGAAGGAGTTGTAAACTCAGATGTCGCGGAGTATTCATCTTCTTCGTATCGGTATCGATATGCGAAGCAAATGAGCCGGTCTTCCATGTAGTTATTCTGGTCACCATTGTTAAATGGGACAATGACAGGAGACTCGTCGGGACACGCCTTAACAACAAGGATATCGTCAGCCAAAAGGCCGCTGTCTGCAAACGCCACGGGCTCAGGGTAAGCCTTGTTCACGTTGATGCGGCGTGGCGGATTGAAGTCGTCGGTAAAGAACAGTAGCCCGTCAACCAAGTTGATGCCCGTGATGAGATACTGCGGGTCGAAGTTCAGCACACTAGTGCTCACCACATGGTACGTAAGCAAATCGCTACGCATATTGTACGAGACGATGAGGTCTAGTACGCCTGAGTAAACGCCGTCAACAAACGAAGGGTCATGCACAAACCAGTACATGGTCTCGTTGGCCCCGTCGCTATACGCCCCCAAACAGGTGGCGTTGGCGCTCAAGGGCGTGCCCGTAGGTGGGTAGACCAGCGTAGTGAGCTGAGTGTTGCCCTTGCTATTCTCTACGGCACCAATCTCGGAGTCCTCGGTAGAACCCATGCGGATGTTCTGAGCATCGATATACTCTCCGTTCGGAACAAGGCGCTCGTCAACGCTCTTGTTCATCCGGCCCTTGATGAAGTTCCTTACCAGATTTGCCATTACTTAATCCACTTGTCGCGACCACGCAGGTTCATAAGCAACCGTCCCGGGTGGATGTTGCTGATGCGAATCTTAGCGTTGCGCAGGAGGGCGTTCTTCTTTTTGCGGGCCCGGCTTACAATGTATTCCTGTACGCCGAGCTTGGCGTCAAGGATAGCGTATTGGATATACGCATATACGTAGTCCTCAAACAGCTTATTGACCGTGATAGCGGTATTGTCACCACCCTCCATACCGTCGCTGACGTACTCGAGGATGCACAGCTCGTCAGCCATATCAGAGCTGAAGTTGATGACACCACCCTTACGGTCGATGCTGAAGGTGGGGTTGGCGTTAGCCGTCTCCGTATTCAATCCATACCGAGCGCCGATATTGTAATCGAAATACCAATCGCCATCGCAGCAGTATCCAAACTGACCATCGAACTGGCTGTTGCCGTTGATGTAGATGCTCTTCTTGGTTCCCGTGATGCGTTCGTAATCGATGGTAGAATCCTGAGGGCGTAGCGTAGCTCCCGTCTCATCGAATAGGATGCGGCAGTTGTTGTCCTGTAGGTATGCCGAGCTCCAGTTCGTCTGAATATTCTCCGTTAACGGTCGGAGGATTCCGTCCTTATACAGGGAGATGCGCACCCAGTTGACATAGTCGGGAGGAAGCACAAAGCGGAGCCTATCGCATACGCTAAGCTCGAGAATCTTAACCTCCTTGAACGCATCGTAGTTGAGCTCTTGGATAGCTCGCTTGGCATGGAACAACACCTTGTACCGCTCCTCGTTGTTGACCAAGGAGTGGTTGCCGTTATACATCAACAGGAAGTTGTTGACGATATCCTGCAACGAGACGTACTGGTAGCTGCCCCAGTTGGCATCCTCGGGAGCGATGCCCCCGTTCTCGTAATACTGGTAGTCTGTGATGTATGCCATTACTGCTGTTCTTCTGCGTTAGCGTACTGATAGACGTCGCCCTCGCGGATGCTCATGCCCGCCATCTGCAAGATGCGATAAACCAATCGCGGTTCCGCTTCGATAGGCACCTCAAAGTCTTGGTAGTCGGTAGACGACTGATTGAATACAGGCTCCCCGTTAGCAAGCAGTATATACGTCCACTTCGGGTCAAGGGGATACCGCACGTATTGAGCTACGACATCGCCCGGCGCGTACGTCGTTGCCGTAGGGTAGATGGTCACGACCTGACCGGCAGCGGGGTTGTCGATGGTATACGCAGGGTACTGCGCCGATGGAGCCGTCAAGTTCGAGTTGGCCAGCATAGTGATGCGACTGTGCGTAACGGGCTCAGCCTCAGCGCCATTGACCAATACCTTGTTCAGCAGGTAGTAGTCGTCACCTGTGGTAGCGACACTCGGAGTGAAGAACAGGTTGTTTGCACTCTGCGTCAGGGGCCTAGACACCGAGAAGACATCGATGTCTTCGTTGATGCCCTTGGTCATATTGGCATAGTCCGTACCAGACATACGCGCGTTCTCCGCGTTGATGGCTTGGTTGAGACCCGTGAAGTAGTTCTCGAAAATCTCTAGCTGCGCCTGCTTAGCAAACAGGTTGAAGTCGGAAGGAGAGACGTAACCGTAATTGTTCTTGTTGAGAATCGACAATACGGTTTGACGGACTGAATCAATCATTCCCTAAAGATAACTATCTCAGGACCACTAAGTGGCCGAGGCGCTCCACCCACCGAAGCGTATGCTTATTGCGAGCCACAAAGCTGTAGGTGTATATATCGTCGCGAACCATAGCCCGCTCGTAGCCACCGTCCCAAACGGAATCGAAGCTATTGGAACTCCAAACCAAATCGCCCCATCGCGAGAAAACCTTGACCTGTACGTTGTCCCAGCAGTCAGGTGGTGTCTCAACTTTCCACGCATCATTGACGCCGTCGTTGTCTGGCGTAAAGCCATTGGGGATATATACCGGGCACTCGATGACATCCAAGCATGGCTCACCCGTGGCGCAGTCGACCTCCATAATCAACGTGTCTATGACCGTGATGTAGGTGGTGTCATAGAAATACCAGTTGATAGGAACCACTACGGTATCGGGAGGCAACTCCACGTATACAGTCTCCGTAACCACAACGGTATCGGCAGGAAGCTCGATATACACGGTATCGATAACCACCTCGGGCACAGGGTCGCCGCAGTCGCCCACTACCACCCAGTTGTCCAAGAAGTTTTGGTCTTCGTACAGCCCTGTCCCCCACGGGGTGCCGTCCCCATTTACTCCTACCTCGGCCCAACCTCCGTCAGACGCATACATAGTTTGCCCGTAGCTAATCTGCCAGATGACAGCTTGGATGCTATACCCTTCCGTAACCCAGTACGTGATGACGCTCTCGAGGTTGCAATACATCTGTCCCGATGTAGGCCCGTCGACGCAATCAGCTTGGTATGGATTGAATATCGGAAACGTAACCGTATCGCCAGCATAGTAAGGCGGCACAAGCGATTCGTCGTACAGGTTGGTCCAGTTCGTTGGCGACTCCGTAGTAGTGGCGGTATATATCCATCCCGGGTGGTTGCTCTCGGGGTTCAAGGAAAACCCGGACGGGAAGTCCCAACCGATGTTCATAGCGTTGCAATCCTCATCCACAGCCTGAAAGCCAAACTGCAATTCCGAAATACCGTCCGGGGCGCCCTCCCCGCCACAGCCATCGGTGCTGTTAAACGCTACCGTAACGGTGCCGAAGATGGGGTCGAAGTCAAGGAGCTCAAGGTCGCACTGGGCGTAAGAAGAAAAGGGTAAGTAAAGTAGTAGGAGCCAACGCTTCATATCTCTAAGGTCCAAAAAAAAAGCCACCCCGAAGGTGGCCTTTTCCTTATGAATATGGTCACAACCCTTATGCGATTGCAATTCCGCTAACAGTAACAGCTCCAGAAGCAGCACTAACCAAAGTGGAAAGGCTAACGTCATAGCTTGGGTGTTGCCAAGACATTTGCAGAGCACTTACAATAGAGTCCTGAATGAGGTCACGGAAGGTGACGTCGTCAGCCGCCATTGCGGTGTGCGTGATAGTAGCTACGTCCTGAGCGGCAGCGCCACCGTAGGTAACAGTGCAAGTAGTCGTAGACAATTGCTCAACGATAATGATGCCATCAATAGCCAAGAGCTGGCGGGTTTCACCGGTAGCGGTGATAGGGATAGAAAGAAACTTCTGCATGAGTAAAAAAATCTACCCCGAAGATAGTCATTCCTCAAGCAACGTATCGAGGGCACGAAGCGTATCAAGCCCCTCGTCGCTAAGTAGGTATGACGTAGCCAAAGCCACAGAGTCCTCGCCGAAAGGAACGGTGAAAAGCTTACGCTTGTTCTCGGGTCCGTTGAACCACACCTCCGTCTTATTGCGGCGGTAGGACAACAGCTTGTCAGCAAAGAACTTCTGCACCTTGGACTGGACCTTGAGGTCCGGGTCGTTGGCTACGCGCATAAAAGTGTGTGGGTCGCGACGGACATAGACCATCATATCGCGGCGCAACTCAGAGGTAGTGAGTCGAGAGGGGTCGATGCCCAACAAGATGCGAGAGACGTGCTCCAAAGCTTCGATGCCCATGTTCTTGCACTCGACGAGTGCGTCCACCTCGATGTTCATCTGCTCGACCTCAGCACCAGCGTCGCGCTCATTGTTGACTTCCTCGTACTTGACCCCGTTCATAGGGTGGTAGTGGAGGAACT